CCGCTCGCGCTCAACGACACCTCCGGCTGCTTCGGCACCGAACCAGAGGATCTTCACACAACAGGAGATTGCTCAGTTCTACGACGAATGGAGACGCGGTTTCATTGACAACGACGAGGCGGCTCAAATGGAAAAAGAAATTACTGCTGCTGCCGCCCAAGGGCGAGTCAGATAAGTTCTAGGATGGTAGCGGCGACAACCTTAGATTTTTTATAGAAAGGAAGTAGCATGTCTACCATTACCGCAGGCGCAACCTACCCGATTAACTCCCCGGGCGGAACGCCAACATTTAACTCCCCCACCGGAGCTCAGGCTTACGCAGGTACTGCGTATTCTGGTTCCTTCATCCCGGCCCTCTGGTCCGGCAAACTGGCGCAGAAGTTCTACGCCGCTACTGTATTTGGTGAGATCGCCAACACCGACTGGCAAGGCGACATCACGAATATGGGCGATACGGTGATCATCAACACGATCCCCACTATCACCATTAACAACTACAGCATCGGTCAGAACCTCGCTTACGAGATTCCTGCTCCGTCCACGATCAGCCTGACGATCGATAAGGGCAAGTATTTCGGCGTGAACGTTAACGACGTTCTTGAGCTCCAGGCCAAGCCCAAACTCATGGATGTGTTTACCAACGACGCAGCCATGCAGATGAAGATCGCTATCGACACCGATACGCTCAAGGGTACTTTCAACGGCGGCGCTGCCACGAACAAGGGCGCTACCGCTGGTAAGATCTCTGCTAGCTTCAACCTCGGTACGGACAATGCTCCTGTGACTCTGGCTGCTGCTAACATTCTTCAGACCATGACTGCTCTGTCGAGCGTGCTCGATGAGGCAAACGTGCCTGAGACCGATCGTTGGCTGATCATCACCCCCACTGAGCGTCAGATCCTCATGCAGTCCAATCTGGCTCAAGCTCAGTTTATGGGCGACCCCAGCTCGATCCTCCGCAACGGTAAGATCGGTGTGATTGATCGTTTCACGGTCTATGTGTCGAACCTGCTGCCCCGTGCAGCTGCCGGACAAGACTTTAACGGCGGTGCGCAAGTTGGCGCGCTTAAGCGTCACGCGATCATGGCTGGCCACAAGTCGGCTATTACCTTTGCATCCCAGATCGCTAAGGTCGAGTCTCTCCAGAACCCCAACGACTTCGGAACCCTGATTCGTGGTTTGAATGTATACGGCTACAAGGTCGTTCAAACTGACGGTCTGGCTCTTCTGTTGGCCGCTGGCTAAATCTGACGGGTGGGGGTAACACCCCACCCACTTGATAAGGAGAGTGATATGTCTGCAGACGTTTTAGTTCAACTCGGAGTACCGGCAGTTCTCGCGCAGTATCTTGCTGCTCAGTTTGCAGCTCTTGAGGCTCGCGTTACAGCTCTGGAAACTCCCTAAGTAGTTTTGTAGAACCGGGGGCTTCGGCCCCCGCCTTATAGGACAATCATGGGTACGATAACAGCCGGATCGATCATCGATAAAGCGACTATCCTGTTAGTAGACCAAGGAAATGTTCGTTGGACTCGTGCCGAACTGCTGTCGTATCTCAATTTAGGGCAGAGGCAGGTATGCCTGCTATCACCTGGCACTAACGACAAATCCGCAGTGGTTGCCCTTGTAGCTGGCACAAAACAGTCGATCCCTGCTGATGGCTGGAAGCTTTTAGATGTGATTCGTAATATGGGTGTAAGTGGGTCAACTCCTGGTCGTGCGGTTCGTATCGTTGCCAGAGATCTCATAGACGCTATAAACCCCTACTGGCATAGCAAACGCCCCGAAGTTGTAGTCCAGAACTACATGGTAGATGTAGAAGACAAAACCGCTTTTCACATTTATCCGCCCAACACAGGTACCGGGCATGTAGAAGTAGCTTATGCCTACGTACCGGTCAACATCACTTCTGAGTCTGGCACGATCGCAATCAGCGATATCTATGAGCCGGCGCTTTTGGACTACGTGATGTACCGCGCACACAGTAAGGATGCTGAGTACGCTGCTGGTATTCAGTTTGCCTCTAACTATCTGACCTCGTTCTTGAATACCTTCCCCAACCGGGATAAAGTAGACAAAGAGCTGGATCCCAACAACGCATTGGAATAATGACCCGTGAGCGCAACTGACCTTACTATCGAGCTGACTGAGTTTCTGCCGGAAGTAATGCAGTATGTTCCGGACGTTCCTGAGTTTGTTGCCATAAATTCGTTGCGCAATGCAGCAATTGAGTTCTGTGAGAAGACCCGCGTGCTTCAGATAGACCTGTCTCCGACAGCGTTGGTCGTGGGTAAAGCAAACTACTTGATGGTGGTCCCGCCTGATCTCAAGTTCGTAGACCTAGTTGAAGCATATGCCGACGATCGACTTCTGATCCCCAAAAGCAGCGAAGAACTGTCACGCATTTATCGGGCGACTGACTGGCGTACGGTTCAGGGGACTCCGGGCTACATCACTCGGACAAACTACCCAGAGGTACAGATCGTCCCCTACCCCCAAGTCGCAGGCGAGTTCTTAAAACTCCGCGCTTCTGTTGCCCCGACTCGGACAGCTACTGAAGTACCACAGACCCTTTTCGAGGAATTTGTGGAACAGATTTCTTACGGCGCGCGCGGCCGCCTGTACGGTACACCCAAGCAGTCTTACTCTGATAAGGGCCTGGCTAGAGAATATCTGATGATGTTCCGTGCCGCTATCAACGAGACGCGCACCCGAGTAAACCGTGGTCTGACTAGAGCTTCCGGTTCTATCGAATATCAGAGGATCATATGAGCAGCACAATCAAGCTAGTCAGCAACGATAATCTTCCAGAGGTAACGTTAACCCTTACGGATCGAGAGACAAGTGCTCCGATTAATTTGACCGCAGCAACAACGACTGTTGTTGTGAAGTTTCGTGAGGCTGGTACAACGACTGTGTTGCATACGCTATCGTGCTCGAAGGTAGATGCAGCTAATGGAGTTGTGCGCTTTGGCTTCCCTGGCAATACGCTGGATGTGGAGCAGGGCGTGTACGAAGGCGAGATTGAGATCAGCTTCAACGGGCAGATTCAGACTGTGTTCGATGTTCTTAAGTTCTACGTCCGACAAGACTTCTAATGGCCATCAATGTCATACAGGGTATAGCAGTTGTCGCGGCGATATCTTACGTAGATATCGTCTGTGAACCCTCGTGGCAAGAAATTAATGTAGAAGCAACTGTATCGTTTCCTGATGTCTTAGCAGTAGAGGTAGTCAACCCGCTAGACTCGATTGCGCTTAATTTTTCAACCGGGCGCTCAGACTCTATCCAGGTTGGCGATCTTACGTTCAAGACGACAACTAAGGGGCTAACAGATACAGCGACACCGTTCGATGTGTTCAGGAAAAACGTATCTAAGGCCCTCTCTGACAATGTAAGTCTTACAGACAATATCTCGCTACAGCTGATCTTTGTTCGGTCGTTCTCCGAGACAGTTCAAATCATTGAGTCGCCGTCGCTGTCATTTAATAGTGGCACGACTGCAGAGACGCTAGCAGCACAAGACCAGGCTACCAAGACAATCTCGAAGTCGTTTGCAGACTCGATCACGGTTACTGATGCTCTGACTTTCTCAATTAGTCTGGCACTGGCCGAGAATCCGACACTCGCAGATTCGTTTACGTACGTTGTAGAGAAGACAAAAGATTTAGATGACGGGTCGAGCGTTAGTGATGCGTATGTCCAAGAGTTTCAGAAAGTTCTGGCAGATGGCAGCAGCGTCGTAGATGTAGCAACGTTTGTTATTACCAAAAATCTGTCAGACACGATTACGCTTACTGACAATATCAGCAAAGAGTTCTCGACAGCATTCGCAGAAACCACGACGCTCACAGACTTGTTCGACAAGCTGTTGGTAATTGAGCAATTGGCTTCTGATACGTCGTCCGTTACAGACGATGGCATTACTTACAGTTTTTCCAAACAGCAGGCGGATACGCTCTTCTTGCTGGATGACATGGACGGTGACTTGACCTATAGCTTCATCAAGTCGATAGGACACATGCTTCTGCCC